AAATAATTTATGCCTAACCAAATACAATTCCTCGTCGACCAGTTCGGCCTGGCCAACACCGCATGGTTTATCCGGCTGATGAAAAGCGGCACCACTCCAGAGCAGATCGTCGGTTCCCTGGTGCCCAGCAACTACGACAGCCGGCGCGACGGTGTGTTCCGAGCCCTACAATTCGCAGGCAACCTGCCTGACTCGATGATGCCCCAGGAGATCAAGGACGCCTTGCAGCCATGACACAAAAGGAATACGGCGACCGCATCGGTATAAGCCAGCCGCGGGTCGCACAGCTTATATCTCAGGGAATGCCCATGGACTCGCCCGAGTCGGCCGACCTCTGGCGATCTCAACACGTTAGGTCACGAGCCAAGTCTATTCGCAAACAGAAGACCACACCGGACCCCACCGCAATCGAACAGGAAGGCCCCTACAGGCCTATTGAAGCAGAGACCCCTCTCAACACCGCAACAGCCGCTACCGACTCGCCAGAAGGCGCTTACGAAAGGCAGCGGCAAATCGAGCGTGCAGCCTATGACCTGGCGGTCGATGCCCTCCGCGGTGGTCGAGCCGACGCCGGCCGGCTGGTCGCCATCCATGCCGCGGCAGCCAAGAACCTCACAAGCGCCAGGGACGAGGTGATCACCCAGGCCGAGAAGGAACGGCGCCTGGTCTCCGGCGACTGGGTGCGCCGGGTGATGCAGGAGCACGACGGCGCCGTGGCCTCGCTGATCAAGGCCATGCCGAAGCAGCTCTCCGGCCGTATTGCACCGCACGACCCCGAGCACGCCGAGCGCGAGCTGACCCGGTGGGTCCAGGAGGTGGCGCTCAAGACACTACACAACACCGACCCATGGAAAACCTGACCGACCTCCAGCGCTCCCTCCTGGACTACCGCCGCAACCTCTACCGGCCGACACCGATGCAGACCGTGGTCGACTGGGCCGAGGCATCGCTACGGCTGACCCAACGGCAGACCGAGCACCCCGGGCCCTTTTCAACCTCGGTACGGCCCTACACCAGGGAGCCCATGGAATGCTGGAAGGATCCGACCGTTTACGAGGTGACCCTCTGCTGGGGATCGCAGACCTCGAAGACGACTACCCTGATGGCCGGCCTGGCCTGGCTAATCGCCAACGAGCCGAGCCCGGCCTTGTGGCTGATGCCCACCGAGTCCTTGGCCAGGTCATTCTCGAAGAGCCGCTGGCTACCCATGCTCGAGGACAGCCCGGCCATGCTCGAATGCTACCCGGCCGAGGCCGACAAGATCACCAACCTCGAGCAGAACTTCACCAGGTCGACCCTGACTTTCGTAGGATCCAACAGCCCGGCCAACCTGGCCAGCCGCCCGGTTCGGGTGCTCATCGCCGATGAGGTGGACAAATTCGCCGAGGCCACCGCCCGGGAGGCCGACGCCCTCGATTTGGCAGAGCAGCGTCTGAAGTCGTTCTCCAGCTCCAAGGCCTTCATGACCTCGACGCCCACCGTGGTCGAAGGCCGGATCTGGCAGCGCTTCCTCCGCGGCGACCAGCGCCGCTACTACCTGCCCTGCCCTCACTGCCGGGAGTACATCAAGCTCGAATGGCGCCAGGTGACCTGGGACGACGCCAAGGCCGAGGACGGCAAGCACGACCTGGGCAAAATCCGAGCCTCGGCTCACTACGTCTGCCAGCTCTGCCAGGGCAAAATCACCGACTCTCACAAGGTCGCAGCGCTCCGACATGGCCAATGGCGCCCAGAGAACCCAAACGCCATGCCTGGTGTGCGGTCCTACCACCTGTCCAGCCTCTATAGCCCCGACCGAAAGTGCACCTGGGGATATCTGGCTGTCTCGTTCCTCGAGGCCAAGGCATCGATGGCCGGCCTCCAAGGCTTCATCAACGGCAACCTGGCCGAGCCCTGGGAGCAACAGGACGTGCAGCAGGAGCGCACCGAGACCGCGGCCACCGTGACCGTCGATGGCGGCCGCCGCTACCTGACCGCCGACGTCCAGGCTGTGGCGCCGTTCTTGTGGTGGGTGTGCAGGGAATGGAAGGATGGCAACTCGACCCTGATTGCTGCCGGCCATGCCGACGACTTCGCAGCCCTGCGCCGGGTGCAGGTGGCCCTCGAGGTCCACGACATGGATGTCGGCATCGACTCAGGCTTCAACACGCAGACGGTTTACGACGCATGTGCCTCCTATTCCTCGGTGACATCCAACCCGATCAACTTCCCTTGTGGGCTCCGATACCCTCCAGAGGGCGGCCTCCGCAAGCCCATGGTGATCGGATGGATGCCGCTCAAAGGCCGGGAGACCGGCGCGCGGTTCACAGCAGCCACCGGGGCGGTGCATCCTTTCGGCCTGTCGACATCATCCTCTATGAGGACCGACGTTGTGCAGCCCCTCCTGGTGTTCGACACCGAGCACCTCCGAGATATGCTCTCAAGGCTAAGGAAGGGCGACATCGACCGGGAATGGGGCGTCCATCAGGATCCGCCCAGCGTCCAGGCCGAAGGTGCCTACATCGCCGATCCCGACCTTTACTGGCGCCACCTGGACTCTCACGTCCTACGACCCCAGGCCAACCGCGCGGGTCGAATTAAACACGTCTGGGTGAAGCGAAATCAGAAATGGCCGGACCATCTTCACGACTGCGAAATCATGCAGCTCGCCATGGTCATGTTGTGGAACGACCTAGTCACGTCAAGCGAGTCAATAGCCAGCTAACCTATTGAAGTCACCCTGGGATCGGTGAAGATCCGCCCGAGGTGTTCACGTTTACCGTAGCCATCAAGCGAGCCTATCTCCGCAGTGTCTATGCGACACTGGGTGGTGTGACGCTCCTGGCTGCCCTGGCTGCTAAGTCTATCGCCGCGGCCACAGTGATCGAGTCCGGCCAGGTTGTCCGGTCGACATCATCCTCCGATGTGTCGGTCGAGTTCGCCGAGCCCGGCAAAGGTGCCCCTACACCTTCTGAGATGGTCGAGATGTGGGAAAGCCTGGTCGATGACTACGATCTGGCTGTCGATTACCTCGAGCAGGACGGCATCCTCACTCCCACCGATGCCCAGATCTACACCAAGATGGTGGGCGTGGTTCTGGTTGCAGCCACCAGTTTCGGAGGCGACTTCTCCAACTTCCGCCGTGAGGCGAGCTATCGAGGCATGAGCTGATGGGATTCCTCGACACCATCCTGAGCAAGTTCCGGTCGGCACCTATCGACCGCTACGAGGGCGCGTCCAACTCAATACGCCGGTCCTTCCTGGACACCAGCTACACCTCGGTGCGGTTCGATGTGACTGCCTCGACCCGGCAGCAGATCGTCCGAAAGAGCCGATTCTTCGAGCAGAACAACGCGGTGATGAATCGCCTCGGTGACCTGTTTGAGAACTACACCGTCGGCAGCAACTTCTCGGTGCAGCCGGCTTCCTCGAATCCCGACTGGAATCTCCGAGCTAAGAAATGGTGGGACACCTGGAGCCGCTACCCTGACATCGGATCCCGGCAATCCTTCGGCACCCTGATGTCGCTGGCAGCCCGTGGCTGGTTCTACGATGGGGAATCCTTTATCCTCCTGACCAAGGGCGAGACCGGCCGGCCCCGATTGCAGCTCATTGAGCCGCAGCAAGTGTCGACACCCGCTGGCCAGGAGGGCCTTCCTGATGTGTTCGACGGCGTCCGGTTCGATCCCAAGACTGGTCGGGCCATCTCCTTCTATTGCGGCCAGGAGCAGCAGCAGGGACAGCTTACCGACATCCGATCCATTTCTTCCGACTCGGTGGTCCACATCTACGAGGCCCAGCGTGCCGGCCAGCTCCGCGGCCTGCCTTTTGTGGCTTGTGTGATCAACGACCTGCACGACCTGGACGATCTCCAGAAGCTCGAGATGGAGTCCTGCAAGCTCGCCTCCAGCGTGGCCCAGGTGATCAAGACAAGCTCCGGCGAGGTGCAGGCCACCAGCCTCCGATCCGGTGTTGCTGGTTCCCAGGGCACCGCCCAGAACTACTACGAAAACATTTTCGGCGCCTCGGTCAAGGTCATGAAGACTGGCGACGAGTTCGAGCAGTTCAGCGCTGACCGCCCCAACGTCAATATGCGCGAATACTGGCGCAGCCTCACCGAGAAGGTGTGCGCCGGCGTCGGCATCCCTTACGTCCTGGTCTTTCCAGAGTCGATGCAGGGCACCGTCTACCGGGGCTCACTCGATATGTCTTCGGTGTGGTTCCGCAGCCGCCATCAGGTGATGGCCTCGGCCGCTCGACGTATCTGGGAATACGTCATGGAGTACGCCATCCGCACCGACCCGACACTCAGAGACAGCCCCGACGACTGGTACGAGGTGGCCATCCAGGCGCCCCGAGCCCCTAACGTCGACGTCGGCCGCAACTCTGCCGCCCAGCTAAACGAGCTTGGTGCAGGCATTACCACCTACGACGAGATTTACGGCGCCCGAGGCATCGACTGGCGATCCGCCCTGGAGGCCAAGGCTCAACAGGCCCGGTACATCCAAGACCTGGCAGTCAAGTACGGCCTCGATGTCTCACAGATCTCGACCGCTCAGAAGCAACCGATAGCACCGGAGCCAGCCGCGGCCGCTCTCGAGCAGCCTCCTTCCGAAGAAATGCCCGAGCCGATCCCGGCCGAGCCCATCGAAGAGGTGGTCGCAGTGCTCGAGCCCAAAAAGCGGAAAACCAGAGCCAAGAAAACCGAATGACTAAAGTAACCAACTGGCTTTCCTACAGCCCCCGAGCCTCGGTCCATGAACCGGCGGTGCTCCAGATATTCGACCAGATCGGCGAGGACTGGTTCGGTGGTTCAGGCATTTCTGCTAAGGCATTCTCTGACGCTCTCCAGTCTGTTGGCCCCGGCCCCCTGGTAGTCGAGATCAACAGTCCCGGCGGCAACGTCTGGGACGGCCTGGCCATCTACAATATGCTGCGAGGGCGGCAGGCGCCGGTGACAACCCGGGTGGTCGGTATCGCTGCCTCGATTGCTTCCGTCATAGCTCTTGCAGGTGACAGCATCGAGATGGCCGAGGCCTCGCTGTTCATGATCCATGACCCGTCTGGAATGGTGGCAGGCACCTCAGACGATATGCGGAAGATGGCCAACGCCCT